ACCTAAGCTTTTAGCCTTGATGGTACAAACTGGAGTACCATAAAGATTACGAAAATCTCTATTAGTAATTTCACCATTAGTGATTTTGAAATGCTTGTCAGCCAATTCAGGTGAAATAAAGTTACCATCTTTGATAAACTTATCCATGTTTGGCTGGTATACTGTGAACAACTTTTCCATAATAGATCTCCTCATCTCCATTTTATAGATCTATTATACACCATAAAAATACTATTGTAAACAAAAAAGTGAGCAGTCAGCTCATTTTTTTTTATGATAAGAATATATTAGGATTTGGAGAGTCTTCATTACCAAGTTCATCATATTCATAATCAATCCTCAATTTAAATGATTTTTGTCTATACTCGGAGACATTGATCAATCGTTGAAAGTAAGAATGATTGCCAGTTGGTGGACGACTTGGTGTATTGGTAAACCATACGTCGCCATAGAGATTGATAATATAATAGAGCATAATGTAGTCGCCGGGTTCAGACGCATGTGGCATATGAATATCCATAGTGTCTTTCAAGTCTGATTCTTTTACAAAGTCCATAAGAAGAACTTTATCACCCGGTGTATATCCAAAGTAGTAGTCTCGATAGTCATCACCACTTTCAAAATAAGCCACATCTAAAAAAGCATTTGGCATATACTCTTCATTTAATAAGTCAAGATGAATTCCCATTGAACTAAACAAAGCTTTTTGTCTATCAAATTTTTCTTGTTTACGATTAATATATTGGCTATGATGATATAGCATAAAGTGAGATGGAATTTGCTTTTGAGCACCAGTTTCTTCAACTAATCGTAAAAAATCAACAACCATACTATTTTCAAAGATATGGTCACCAATACATTCTGATATGACTAGATCTGCTTCAAGTGCTGGATAATCAGCCATAAACTCTTTAGCAGATCCAACATAGACAGTAATGTTATTGAATTCATTTCTTTCGATATTAGCAATCAGCATTTGAGCTGTAACTGGATTTCTTTCAATAGCATATACATGCATGGCTGTTTTAGCAGCCCACATCGCAAGAATACCAGTACCACTACCAAAGTCAATTACAATGTCATCTTCGTTAACTGCTTGATCAATCGCTTCAAGATAACTATTTGTCCGATACTTGTCCTGAATCATAGTTTGGTGAGGAACAAGTTCTCCGTATTTTCCTTTAAACATGTATAAACTTTTCAATCAATGGAAAGACTGGTTTCAAAGCTATGGCACAGGCCACGGCTACTTCACGGTGTTCTTTTTGAGTTTCAATACTCGATCGAATATCAATGTAATGCATCCAAGATCGAATTGATCCATTCATATATAGACGTGATTGAGTAGTACCTTCAGGTAGAACTGCTCGAGCTTGTTCTTTGGCAATACCATTCTTAATAGCCCATTCATATGAATTCTTTGCAGCCACAGATACTTCAGATTGCTTTTTGTACCATTCTAATTTAAGTTCAACATCATCTGTATCATTACTTGCTTGACGGTTTTTTTCATCTTGAAGTCGAGCTTCTCTTAGTTCATTGATATTAAGATCTTGAGTAGGATCAGCGTATCGTTGACTAAACTCTTGGAATGAGAAAGATCTATGTCGTAGAATCTGACGAGCAATATCTCGAGTTGTTTCGATTTCTAGGCAAGCAGAAACCATCTCAAATGGTGACCAGTGGCGGTGCTTTTCGAGATAGGCAAGTAACCTTTCTGACGTTTCAGTGTTAAGTTGATTCGATGGATTGGAGACACGGGCGCAATACGCCACGAGCTCTTGCATGTTGTCACCGACATAGAGTTCCTCCGGGGGTTGGCTATAAGAAATAAGTCTTACTTTCATAGTTTAAAGTCTCCAAACTTTTCAGATGCGATACGTTCTCCAGATCTAGAATGATCAAACGGAGATTTTTCGCTATCATAATGGGGTGTATCATCAACTAATGTTTGTTGAGTTTCTTCTACGTCAAACAATCTCATCTTAGATCGATCAACACCAATCACAAATCGTTTATAGAAAGTCGGATCATTGTAACGATTCTTCAATTGTTTGACCATCATCTGTCCGTCTTTTTCAAGCTCTTCGGTTGAGATCAAGGCAAACATTAGATCGGCTGTTGCGGGTAATCCAAAAGACTCGGACGTATCTTCAAGCCCAACATCCGAGTTACCATAACCAGAACGAGTCGTTTGCGTTGCAGAGAAGACCGGTACGTCGAACTCGACCGCAAGGCCACGTAATTCTTCAGCAATTGCTTTAATGTAAGTGTATGAATTGATAGATCCTCCCATTCCTTTCATTCTACTTGAAGCACAGATATTGAGATAATCAATAAAGATAATATCTGGAACAAATTCTTTTTTAAGCTTCAGTTCATTCAAAAGAGCTCTAAAATGGCTAGAATGAGCAGAACCGGTTGGATATTCTTTGACCACTAAACGGCCAGTAGTCTTACGAGCTAAGTTCTTGACTTTCTCGGTAAACATATCCTTTGACATGTTTTCAAGTTGGTCAATAGGAACATTCAATAAGTTAGCATCGATACGCTCAGCGATTCTTTCTTCTGCCATTTCCATCGTAATATAAAGAACGTTACGACCTTCTACAAGAGCACTAGCAGCAACATGACACATGAATAGAGACTTGCCAACGCCAGTACCTGCAAGGGCAATGTTAAGTGTCTTATTTGGTATACCACCCTTTGTAATCTTGTTGAAATATTCGAGATCAAACGGGATTCGATCTTCTTCTTTATTATAGAATTCCCAACGTTCTTCTGCTTGTTCGACATAATCATGGCCTACATTTGTATCAAACGCAACTCCCAAAGCTTTTTGTAATAACTCTGGCAAAGCATTCTTAGTAAGAGTTTCATGTTTTCCATCAATAATACTAATGGACTCCATGATAGAATTATAGATTGCTCGATCCTGACACCACTTTTCGGTATGATCTAGCAACCAGTCTTCGTCAATCTTTTCTTTTGAAAAGAGTTGAGGAACTATATCCATAGCCATAGTGTACTGATCTTCAGACATGTTAGTATCTTGAAGTTCAATTGCTAAAGACTCATTCGTCGGAAGCCGATTGTATTTAGCAACGTACTTACCGGCTTCTTTAAATAACGTTTTGTAAACACCTTGGAAATAATCTGGCTTAATAAAAGGCAGAACTTTCCGCATATACTTCTCGTCTGTGAGAAGATTTCTTAAGATTGTTTGTTCAATGTTTGCTTGCAAGTTACTCTTTCCAATACTCAATTTCTTTACCGCTTTTCCGATCAGTGACTCTCGCAAACCCTTCTTCTAAAGCAATATCAAATATGCTTTGAAGAACATCATGAGCTACTTCTTGTAGACGCTCATTCTCAGGTACTGCTTCAGGATCAGGGCTTGAGATAATACCAAAATCAAATGATAAATGACCTTCAACTTCATTTAGAGCTACAGCACCAAATTGAATAACTGTTTCAGGAAATTCACCAGTCAGGATTCGAGCATTCCACGGATCGGATTCAGAATCTGGTTCAATTAATACGTAGTCAGTACCTTCCTTCATTCTTCATCCTCAATGTCAACATGAGATTTACCGCCGATCTTATAACATTCGGTTAGATATTCGGCAAAGTTGGTTTCAGCAAAGATTGGTTTCCAGAAGTCTTCTTCTAGAGTTTGGGCTTCTCGTACTTTAGACTCAGATAATTCACCAGTCGTCTGGTCAACGCGGCAATACCAGCCTGCAGATGGCTTAGCCACATATTTACCTTGCATAGCAACGTCAAGCAGACCAGACCACTTCTGTACTCCACCTTCCCAGCTAACACTAATGGGAATCTTAGACTTTTCTTTAACATAACGCGATTTCTCTACATTGATTACAAAATCATAGCCAGTAACTTCAGTACCTTTTTTATTCTGACGACGACCAACAATCCAGATGTTGTCAGCAGAATAATAGATACCGGTACCACCGGATACAATCGCTTTCGGGAACAAACCAATTTCTTGGTAAGTATGGTTTACTGCAATCAATGGAATGTTTTTCATATTCAAGTATGGTGTACACATACGGAACAAACCTTTGAGTGCTTTTGCTCGAGACATATCAGCAACTGATTTTTCGTTGATAGCGTCTTCAAGTTCTTTCTTTGATGCGAGGTTACCAACTGAATCGATAACAATAATAACATTGTCTTTACGATCTAAAGATTCCATTTGACCAATAATATCAAACTTCAATTCTTCAACATTTGTAATTGGTGTATGAAGTACACGATTGGTATCAATATCGTACATCTTAAAATATTGTTCAGGTGAACCAAACTCTGAATCATAAAATAAAAGTACAGCATCTTTGTACTTTTTCAAATAAGCACTTGCCATAATCAAAGCAAATGATGTCTTAAAGTGTTTTGATGGACCAGCAAGCACTGTGAGTCCGGGTGCCAATCCACCATCAGTAGAGCCAGATAAAGCAACGTTCATCATGGGTACTTCGGTTGGGATCATATCTTTATCATTAAAGAATTTCGATTCAGCCAAAACTTCAGTTGTTTTAACTTTCGAATTCTTTTTCAATTTATCCATAATACTCAAAGCATAGTCTCCTTAGGGTTAGCCACTGAAATAGATTTCACCTGGTCGATACCAGTTCTTTTGATTATGAAGTCTACCCAGTAGATTAGTAATTTCTGTTATATCGATATCCGGCCTGTCTAATTCACGCAAGCCGGCTTCAATTATTTCGATATCTCGAAGTGTTAATTTAAATTCTGTATTATACATCTCATATATAATCTCTTACAAGTTCGCTGATCTTTTTTTCAAGATCTTCGTTGTCATTTTCTAGCCGAGTGATTTGATCACGTATACTTTCAACTTGATCTTTACGTTCTTGCATCACCTGACTTATTTCTTTTAAGACTATTTCTAGTCTTTCCTTTAGCTGATCCATATATTATACCATAAAATCATCGAGTTGTACACTACTTTTTTCAGACCACCATGAATTATTTTTGTTATCTTGAATTAAGTAGTTTGTCTCGATGAGCCTGTTATCAGAACGACCTTCTACAAACTTGACTACTTCAGAGGCCATGTCTTCAGCAGTGGTGACAGGTACATTTTGACAAATGTGATTGAGATTTTTACGACCACCTTGGAGAATAAAATCATCTGGCATTTTCATTAGTGATAGACATTCTCTAATAGTCAAAAAGCGATCTTCATCTGGATGCGCTATTGATGTTGGTCGATGACCTACAAAAGCACCGATGTGGTCTTTTGGAATTTCAATATTGTGCCACATAATATTACCGCCTGAAG